CCCCGGCATCAGACAACGCCTTTTTTATAGCTTCTGTACTGGCAGATTGTTTGGCTTCTGCGAGCTCAGTTCCAGCCACTTTGAATCCGAATTCTTCCTTTAATGCTTGACCTTTCTCGTTAACATCATCTGCTCCCCATTGGTCGGTATATCCTGATGCGATCTCTTTCATGAGCTCGTTCACTTTGTCAGTGTCTTTTGCTGATATACCACGCGCCTTGAGTATCGCTTCAAACTGATCTGATTTGAGCAAGGATTTTTTTGTTTTCTTCCAGTCACCCTCACCATCCTCAATAGCATCATCAATTGCATCAGCAATTTCAGAAAATCGATCAGCATATCCTTCACCACCAAGCTTGTTATTAATTTCCGATTGTGCTTCCTTTAACATCTTGGAATAATCAGTGTCCTTCAACCCTGCAACATCCGACACCTTGTCTATAATTTTTTTCTCTTTTTTCTCTGCTTCTGCGAAAGCCTTTTCCTCCTCACCCCACAATTTATCGTACATCCACTCACCACCTGGTACACTTTTAATTTGGTTTTTGATAAATCCACTCATATCAAAGTTCGCGATCTTGTCAAAAATTTGAGTAACACCAGACCACACACTTTTGATCTTGTCCCATATGAACCCGCCAATGTTACTCAAACCTTCAGGTATCTCAAAACTCCACTCGTCAGGAAACAATCCTGTGAACCAGTTCCATACAGAAGTTACCGCGTTAACAATCATGTCGCCGATGCTAAATTTTGACTCCCAATCCTTCACGTCACTAGCTGCATCATCAAAACCAAACAGTTCTAAAAACCACGCTGTGATAGCAGACAACCCGGAAACTACTAGATTGGGTAAAAATGTCGCGACATTCACCATGCTTGTTATCACTGAACTTGTACTATCAAACTTGAACATTTTACCAAACCACTCCTTGACACTATTAACCACATTCTTCACAGATCTAACGATAAAACCATCCTCATCATTAGGTTCCGCCCATTCGAACAGACCGGTAAACCACTCCTTTACACTTGTCCATGCTCCTAACACAGTATCTTTCAACCAGGTAGTCTTTTCCTTGATCGAACTAGAAAGTTTTTCCCAATCAAACAATCCGGTGATCCATTCTTTTGCTTTGGTGAAAGCTCCACTCACAAATGTTGACAGACTCCAACTACCATCATCATTCCGACCCCATTCAAAAATACCGGTGAAGAACTCAACAACTTTTTTCTCAACCTCATTGATAAATTTTGTTAAACTCCAGTCACCACCTTCGGTGTTACCAAGCGCGATAAGATTCTTGAACCAATTCTTGATCGACTCAACGGCCGGGTCTATAATGTCAGTCTTGAAGCTGAACGGTGTGTCAGGATCACCGAAATTAAAAATGTCCTTGAGAAAATTGACAATCGGATCAACAGCTGTGCCTAACGCCCAGGCCACAAAATCCACATTCCCTCCAAACAAGTCTTTCACACCTTGCCACATTCTTTCCGTATCAAGCGTGAAAACACCCACAACAACATCAACAATTCCTCCAAACATTTTTTTGACACTATCAAATATACCATCAACACTAGCCATCAGTGACTTGGACATGTTTTTTAATCCGATCTTGTCTAAAATCCACGCGGGTATAGATGTTATCAATTTAACAAGATCAACCACTAAAAAATCAAACAATGCAGTAACACCACCTTTGATAGCCCCTGCGACACCATCTTGTTTGAATCCATCAACAGCACCCATCACCGTCTGGATCAAGCCCCACACTATTGTAACCGGTAAGAACAACTTGCCCATGAGTTTTCCAACTTTACCGGCGATGGATATTATCTTGCTGTTTTTGACCAGTCCAAATATCTTCGTGGCTATAGTGGATATCTTGCCAAAAACTTTCGTTAACATGCCGGATTTTGAACCGAACAATTTGCTCACCATGCCGGATAGTTTCGGAAATTTACCCAACAATGACGTGAAAGAGCTTTTGATTGAATTGAAAACGCTACCCAGCATTTTGCCCCATTTGCTGTTCTTGACAAAATCTTTCAATTTGAGGAACCACGCCTCTTTACCGATAGTTTTGATCGCGGTGAAAAACGCCACGACAGGAGCAATCACCAACGCAAGTGCGCCCAACCCGACTGTTTTCAAGTAATCGAACATCGACTTTTTCTTTTTCTCTGGTGCATCATCTTTATCAATGTTGTTAGTAGAAGCAGGTATTATTGTTTTGAGTTGCTTCAACGCTTTGTTATCAACATTGACGATGCTCACCGGCATGACTTTTTGTAATATTTTTCTAGGTTCTTTTTTGTCTGATTTCTTGAAGTATTTACCTATTTTATCAGCTAACTTGTCATTCTGTTTATCTTTGTCTTTGTCTTTGTTTTTAAACGCATCAATATCCCCACTAGCAGTTGGATCGAAATCCTCTGAGCTCGCCGCAATAGCTGTTGTTACATCATCTAACTTCTCAACAAGTTCAGTTAGTGATTGTATTAATTTACCAATCTTTTCTTCCATAGGTCATAATTATTTATGACCTGATGTGTTAATCACTAGTAAATATGCTCGCGTCCAGTGGTATTTGCACATCCTCCGGGAGCACATCATTACTCAGGGTCGCGACCTCCAGTTCTCTCATTTTTTTAATATTATCAGCAATTTTATTGCTAATAATCATCGGAAGACTTTCAAAAACATTGACTACCTGTTCAACAGTTATATTATCATCAATATCTATAGTGTTGTCGCCTATAGATATAGTTTTTACATATTTAACCATCTCGTGAATATATATGTCACCCACAACATCAGTTAAATTCAGTTTATTCTTATTGTTGTTTTTGATCTTTTTAGTAAATTGTTTATTATATTTTGTATCAGTCTTCAAATCTGGTACACTCCCGTTAATTTCAACACCCTCGACAGTAAGTTTGAAGGTCGATTCAATCTCCGAGTCTGCTAGTTTCTTTATATTTTCTATATGTTGATCAATATCAATCTTATATTCAGCTTCTTGTGTTGTTACTGTTAGTGTATTACCTACTGCTTTTTTTCTCAATTGCAGCAGAATTGCCGGTTTGTCTGTAGTTTTAATTTTACTTGGCGATCCTAGACAGTTTTCAAGTATGATATTGTTCATGGTGTTGCTGAATGTGAGATTTTCAATTTCTGTATCAACTCCGCTCGATAGTATCAATTTTTGTTGCTTCACAGTTAGTGGTTTGAAGCTCAACGAGTCATTGATACTCGGTATGTATATATCTACTATCTGTTGTTTACTTAACTCAGATATACTAGCTAGTATTTGCTTGTAATCTGTCCCTTTTTTAACTATCTCATCGCTCATTTGTTGTATTTATGATTAAAATAATGTTAAATCAACTCGACATCCCGGGGTTTGGTAACGATATACCAGGTTTGGATTGCTCGTTTTGCTTTTCTTGTGCCTTTCTTTCTTCTTCCAATTCTTCTCGGAAAAGATTGATATAATTCTGAGTGTCGATTGGTGTTATCTCATCAACGTCTCTTAGTGTAAACCCCATTCTCTTGACCATTATATATCTTATATAATACTGTTCCTGTAAATTACAGCTATACATAGCTTTGATAAATTCAAACAAACTGTTATCAAACAGTTTTAAGTGTATTTTGCTCAAGTTCCCGGTATGTACACTCTCGAACACTTTTATTTTATACAATTCATCAAGCTGTCTTATGTGTGATGTTATCAATGTCAACACATCACCGGGTAATTCATCAAGTATATGTGTTTTTTCATCAACAGTCAAATTGCTCATGTCATATTTCATACCCAACAACTCTATAGTGTCTATAACATCAACAATTAATGTGTTTATATCATCTACTCGAAATCCTTTCGGTATACCCAAACTGATCTTGTATTTACCTTCAACATCAACATCCCTAATGTATTCAACGTGATGATTCGTTACTTTATCTAATATATCATATAGATCTAACTTTTGTGTACGTTTCACCTTTTCATTTTCTTTTGTCATGGTGGATTCAAAATCAAAAGTTTGTGAAATACACATGATTCTTAAATTTAACAACACACAAAATATATCGATATTTGATAGGCGTGTTATATCAATCTTTTCAGAACAACAGCGATTGATCAAATTTTCAAATTCTTTCAACACACAGTCCATGTCGTTATTCTGTATGTATTTACCTAGTGTCAAGTGCTCACTTCCAGAGAATTGTGTGAATCTTAAATATCTCTTTTGTGTGGGTAAATATGTCTGAAATGTAAAATTAGATGGCATATCAACCTTCAATATCATCTGATGTGAAACGGTTCGTCGCGGCTCTACCGGCTAACCCACGTGTCGGTCCTTGTTGAGGTCGAGGTCCACGAGAACCACCAAGGAATCCAAGCACTTTATTCACTTTCTTTTTAATTTTTGCTGCTTTATCGACAAACTCTTCAACTTTAGCAATTTTACCCTTCAACTTACGATACGATCTATTTTTTGATAGTAGCTTGTTCGCCATATCCATAACAAATCTCTTAAATCCTTGCTTGTTAAGTCGATCGTTCATGTTCTCATCCGGGAGACTCTCGATCGTGTAATGTGTATAGTGCCAGTTGGTCGTGAATATATCAAAATTGTTACCATCCTGATATGTTAACTCATTTGTGCTTATACTGGTAGGTACACAATTGTAAAATCTCCATATTTTCCGCTCCACAAGTGGTGTGTACTGGTATGTTTTAGCAAGCTGCACAATACTGATGTTGGCTTTTATGTTTCTCTCGTCAGCAGAATGTCTAGCAACTAAACCTAGATGTGATGATAGTATCAACCAAGGTCTAATTACCAAGTCTGTGAAGCTTCTGTTGGTTTCTCTCCACTGTATAACTAGTGGTGCCATTCCAGATCTGTTACCACCAACTTTGCCCGGGAGGAAACCCATGTTGTTATTTATAGCGACGTCTCGTATCTCATAATTCTCACCTGGTAGTACCACACCTTGTGCTAATATACAGCCATGCTGACCACCCCCGGTCTTCATGTATGTTTCTTGTGTTATCTCAACCTTACCTTGGTCGATATCCCAACCCCGAGTCTGTGACCCGGGTGAATCAATAGATCCTGAATGTTGACCGTTGTCACCAGGTTCAAGAGCATGCATTGATGAAGAGCGTATAAATTTAGGTATCGGATGTAATGATGTAAAGTTTCGACTGGTCATTCGATTTGGGTTTACAGCTTCTTCAATGTTTATCAACCATAAAAACTTGTTAGGCACCGCGAATTCCCATTTTTCAAGATGTTGCAAGAAATTTTCAGTGTGACTGAATGGATAGTTAAACGGGAAGATATCTGTACCTAACAGATTATCTACCTTCTCACCTATTCTACGTATATCATCAAACATTTACAATATTATTTAGTACTCAAACACAGAAAAGCCGCTCGAAAGCGGCTTTCCGTTAAATGATAATACTATATCGATTATAAAGATTGGAAGCTTTGATTCCTGACGTATTGATAACCTAACGTCACTTCAAACTCAACAGGAGCACCACTACCAGCTGGATCATAAGATACATCACCAACGCTTGTTGGAAAAGCTCCCACAAGTGTGTATTGACTCACACGATTCAACTGTGTGTCAAGTTGCACCAGATCAACAATCGATGTCTCACGAGCAATGAAGTAGTTACCTGTACTAGTAGCGTCATCAAAGGTGTCACGTGTCCAGTTTAAAAGCAATGTTCTTAAACTATCAACTCGGTCACTATAAAATGTCAATGAATACTCACCTGTATAAGACGCACCACCAGGAACTTTGAAATTGAGTCCCATGAAAGGTATGTCAGATACACTGATTGTCCTACCAGGTATACTACCACCCTTTGCGTAGACTAGATCGTCCTCTGTTATGGTCACACTACCGTCACCGTTTTGAATGTTGAGAACACGAAATTGGAAATCACGACTGAAATCACGCTCTTGTGCTACTCTATAGAAATCTGATATTGTTTGTCTTACGTCTGGCATAAATTGTTCCTCCTAATTATTTAGTCTTACGACACTAATTCACTGAAGTCCTGACCAGTTCTTGTTGCGTAGAAGTTTACCAAGATAAACTCTGCAGCACGAGTAGGTTTGATGTAAATATCAACAACCAACTCATTCCGGTCGATCACATCAGGTGAATTGTTACGCTCGTCACAGACTAACAAGTAGTCGTACATTCCTTGCGTGTTTTTCACCTCTTCAAATATTGGTCGTAAAACATTTATCACCTGTGTTCTCGTGAACAGTGTATTTGGTTCAAATACAAAGTACTTGATTGTGTTCATCACAGCTTTTTGTAGATACAAGAACAATCTCCTCACGTTAATTCTGTCAAACGCACTCGGTTTAGCTTGCATGGTCTTTTGACCAAAGATCGCAAAACCTTCGTTCGGGAAGTTAGCGATTGGATTCAATCCAATCTTGTATAATTGGTCTCGTTCCTTCTGCTTAGGATAAAATGCTAAATCCTGCACACCACTCACCAATCCTCTCGTGAAACCGGCTGGTGCTATCCATGGATAGAAGTTACTGTCAGTATTTGCCATGGCAGCTGCTGCGAATCCACTCATCGGTACCCAAACAGGTCTGTTCAACGCTTTGTCGTTAGTGAATCCCCAGTTAGCGTATGTTGTACAATAACTGCTGTTTTTTGTTCCTCCGGTCATCATATGACGCAATGGCCAATAGATGTGTTGTGAGAAGTTTACACCTGCTTCACGTTGCTTACTTGTAAGTGTTTTGCTGTTCCGGCCTTGTACAAATATGTAACGTAGTGGATCAGCAATGAAGATGTTGTCTTTACGTGCAAATTGACTGAAACTCTTGAATGTGTCAAAAATCGTGTCGTAATCTGTCAAGTACTTGATCTCGTTACGATTGTCAATAACTTTCGTTTGATACAATCCATTACCACTCAATCCAGTGCTACTCACAGTATGCTCACCAATCGGGAAAAACTCTTCATCATCAAAGTTACCAGATGTACCACCGTCAGATCCAACATACACAGTACCTAATCCACCCTCAACAGTTATGTCAATCGGGAACAGATCAAAGTTGTCTGCAAGTTCGAATATACGGTCAAGTTTTGCTGGTATGTTACCGGTTTCTTTGGCTTCAGCCATTTGCTTACGATAAACACCGTGTGGGTAAACATTGTTACCATGTTTGATAGCTGCATCACCGGCTCTCTGTAATCCTTGCCATGATTTGATGTACAATCTGTCTTCTTTTTCTTCACGCCCGTTCAAGAAACTTTGTGAAACTTTGAAGTCATTAACTTCACGCTTTTCTTCAACCGAGTCTCCTTGACGTTTGTTCTGCTCATCTGCAGACAATTCATCATAGTAACGCGCGTCCTTGGCAGGTAAAACTCTGATTTTTCTTGTTGGGTAACCATTCTCATCTAACCAGTTACCGGCTGTTTTGGCGATTCCTTCATTCATCTTGAGATACAAGTTATTGCTGTTCTCAGCTTCACTCTCGATGAAGTATGATACCGCTGTACCGCCCGACGATAAGAAGCGCTCTCTAAAGTAATTCACACTACCGATAACACTATCTGCAACCATATAATCAAGTTTGGTTGCATCCGGCTCGAGTGTTGATTGACGTACTTTAAACACTGCAAGTGTCAAGACATCACTAAACTCTTCAGTGTTCAAGTCAAACTCACTTAAATTCTCAAGCACTTCACTCATGCTTCCATCTAAACCTACTTGTTGTTTGTTTCCGTACTGGTCAAACACAAATCCGGCACTCAGCGAGAAAGTCAAGCGACTGCGTGTTCCATCACTTTCGTCTGGTACATCAACATAACCACCTGTGGTTCCACCGAGCTTTTTACTCAACGATTTGAGTTTTCCTACACTGTCAAAATCACTAGCTGGATTCAGATTGGTATTGTCACTCACACCGATGTAATATCCTTCAAACTTTTCATTGATTACAAACTTTTTATCATTAACAATCATTAAACCAGCTCCACCCTTGGTTAGCAGGTCATTGTATGTAGTAAATTTTTGATTCTCAAGCTTACCAGCTTCAGTCTCCTTCATCTTGATTTCACCCTTGATTGTCTTTTGAAACTCATCGTTACTCAACTCGATATTACTAGGTTCACCAAGATAATACCTGTCACTCGCTCCTAGATCCCAACCAACAGCATTAACTGCTGCTGCGACCAGATCAGCAACTTCAGGAATTTCATACGCTTTGAGCGCTGGTACACTCAAGGGATTACCTGATTCTTGTTCGGTCCAAAATGCATCATCTTGCGAGTAGCTACTGAGTGGTACACCAAATAGTTCTTCACTATTGAGACCAGCTAGAACACTATCAACTGCGTCTTTGAGTGTTGTTACAGTGTAGTCTCCAGTGGGAGCGGTAGTTCCAAACTTCCACTCACCAAGAGGTACAACCTTTTTGCTCAAACCTGCGTCTTGTCCACCGGTTAGTGGTATATCAGTACCTGTTGGTAATACATATGAAGTATCACCTTCCTCCACTGTGATACTAACACCAGTGTCAGTGATCAATTCTCCAACTGATGAAAGACTGTTACCAACCAGTGTCACATTTCCGATTTCTCCAGAAACGTCAGCTGTTAATGTGTATGGTACTGTATCAATTGTACCTGTGAAACTCGCGGCGATGGCAATTGTATAATCTCCGCCTTCATCAACAATCAAACTATCTGTTGGAAACCAAGCTACTTGGCGTGTGTCTGATGCAACGGTGTTAAGTTCACCATCAGCATCAGCTGTATCGACCATTATCGGACGAGGTATTACCGGAAACACCTGTACACTATACTTGTCAGCAACTGTAGCACCTGCTCCAAGACCGTATGGTAAGCGTGACACTAAAACATTGGCTGGGCTTTGGAACACCGCCTTGACGGTGTGGTACATGTAGCGTTCTGCGGCGTTCTGTGGCAATCCGTAGATTTGCTCGAACTCGCTCAAACTGCTCAGTGTCAAAAGCTCGTCTGTTGGTCCTTGGTTAGCGAAACCCGGTATAAATACAGTGGTTCCGATGGGTAATTGTGGGCGCAAAGAAAGATCTACTTCCTTGACCTCTACTCCTGGTGATTGAATTGTTCTTGCCATAATTGTTACCTTCTGAAATTATTTATTGATCTCCGGACAGCTTTTATAATTTTTTCATAACAAAGTTGGTGTGAGCTTTGAAAAAGAGAATTCAAACGTTGTGTCAATCTCATCTGTCGATCTATAACTGTAATCTATCTCACCTAAACTCACAGGGACAACCCCTTGATAATCAAATCTCGCAACTGGTTGGTTGTATTCGTCGAGAGCGTATGTAGTGGCTGTTCCTTGATACTGCTTGAACATTGAATCTTCAGTTGTTAGCTGTTTTGAGGCCATAAATATGGCGTCTCGATCATCGTTCATGATGTCCAGCCACTTCCAAATCACCCAATAGTTGTTGAATCTATTATCAACCGTGAAGCTGACCCGTACATTATCATATTCCGGACGGCTGTGTGCACTGAACTTGACTGTCTGGCCGGCGTATCGAATATTACCACTATCAACTCTAATTGATGGCAAGAGTGCACCATACACACTGAACTGCAATGTATCAGGTAGTATATGATCATCATCTCTATTCTCCTGTTGAGAGTACGATATGTTCTTCATCGCTTCCGGCAGAGTTAGTACGAACGCAAATTTATCTTTTTTGCTCTTGTTGAGCACTGATTGTTGTATCAAATCTTTCATGAAAATGTCCATCCTTGTTCTTGCAAGTCTAATATCTCTTGTGGGTGGTTTTGATCAACTCCGTCAATTGTCTCACTATCTATATATAACGGTAGCGCAGAGTACCTATCATTATCACGTTCATTACCGTACAGTGATAGTGTGTTACTGAACTGTCTCGTACCAAAGTCTAACATTCCAAGTTCAGCCGGTTTGTTATTTTTATCGACCTGTAAGATCTCGAAAAACTGTTCAGTTATACTTGTTTCGAGTATCATTAGCGCCCATATCAAACTCATCACCCTGTCATCATGTATGTTTGATCCCTTAACAGCCTTCCATGTACCATTTGGATATCTAACGAAGGTCTTCAACTCATCGAGCGTGTGAGCATCCCGAAGTACCACCGAATACACCTCACTCAACCAATACTTCATGTTGATCACACCCTTATATTTGGTGTTTGTATGAGCAATCACTCCCGGTCTTTCGATTGGTTGTGTTTTACTTGGTGTGTAATTCACAATATTCTCATATCCATATACATTCTTCAATGTATCAACAACTTGTGCACCGCAGTTATTACGCTCGATCAGCGCCGGTGGGGAACCCCATTGTTGTAGGATCTCTAATAATTTTGTAGTGAAGTTATACGGGCTTATGGAATTATCATGATAAACAGCTACCTGCTCTATTTCAGTCAAATCTGTTATATCGATGACTTGTACTACACTTGCTGCTTCACCTACTCCTTCTGATATATCCACCCCGATTGCATAAGATCTTGTCTCATCTGGTAACGACCACACCTTGTATTTACCGTCATCAAATATATGTTCCGGATCTTGTAATGTTAATGAACATTTTCTCACCAGTTCTTCATCCAACACACTCTCACCAGTCTCTATGAACTGACATCCAAACTCTTGATCGAATATTTCTGTGCTACCTAAAGATTGTATGGTGTCCTGTTTCCATTTTTCATCACGCCCAGGTATTTCCCACCAATCGATTCTACTTGCACACCAGTTGTTCTTGCCACGTATCGCGTTACTATACAATTCATGAAACAAATTACCAGTTCCATTAGGTGTACTAGCGATGAAGATCTTACTCTTTTTACTAGAGGAAATGATAGGATACACAGACTTCCAGAAACTCTCGACCAGATGATTGTCGATAAACGCCAACTCATCCAGCACCAAGCAATTACAACTATCTCCTCGACCTGCATCACTACTGGTGGTACTGATTCCGATACTACTACCATTAGTTAACGTCATGCTCGTCTTACCATACTCAATTACTCCAGGCTTCAACCAGTTAGGTAACTGCTCATACGCTAGTCTGATACGTTTGAAAATGTTTATGGCAGTTTGCTCCTTATTCGCCACAACAAGTATACGTTGATCTTCACTGAAGCATGCAACCCACAGTGTGTAGATAGTCATCATGGTAGTCTTTCCCA